CCTGGAGCCATGTTCACACATACGACAAAAGATTCCTGCAATTCAGGAAGGACATCTTTCACATAAACAGAAAACATGGAAAAAAATACAAAGCCAAAACCAAAACCAAAGAAAAAGAATCTGACTGAATTCGATGCTGAAAAAAAGATCCAGGAACTGGATAAAAAGCTGGCAAAGGCCAATGAATCACTGGCCAAAGCGCAGCAGCAGCAGATGAAGCCACAGGATCCAGCGGTGGTTTTAGCAAACATAAAGGCAGCAGTGCTGCAGCATTGGGGAAAGCTGGAACTGAAGAAAGGAAGAAACCTGGAAAATGCAGAAGACAGGCTGGAAGAAGCTTTTTTCTATGCTTACAAGGCCATAATGCTGAAGAAACCTGGCATATTGGACAGAATAAAGAAGCAGATCAAAAAGAAGTGATTGGAAGAAAACAGGCTTCCAGTAGAAGATTGCAGCCTTCCAGTAGAAACACATTGGAAAAATAGCAGCACCCTTTGGAAATGAAGCACAAACTGGATCCACCTAAAATTGTTAAACAAAAAACAAAATACGGAACACTGAAGAACATGGTGGATGTGGATGGATCTGTCTTCACAAAAGACTTCCTGGTGAATACCTGCTTTGTGATGATGGAACTGGAACACAAGCGACACCAGAATCAGTACAGGGCAAAGATGCTTTCCCCTTCCATAAGGAAAGACAGGGAATCCAGGTTCATTGCAATTGCACAGATCATCAATGCGTTCCAGCCACTGGATGATGCGAAGCAGAAAAAGTGGAAACCCAGAAAGCCGGTGATCGAGTGATTGCCAGCAGTATCACAAAAGAAAATATCTTCCAGGCAGTTGAAAAGGTTGCCAGCAAGGCAAAGTCACCAACCAGGCTGACCATTTCACAGTGGGCAGACAAATATCGGAAGCTTTCAAAGGAAAGTAGTGCGGAGCCTGGGGTGTGGAGAACGACACGAGCGCCATATCAGAAGGAGATAATGAACACCATCCTGGATGATGAAATTGAAGAAATTGTGGTGATGACTTCTTCCCAGGTAGGTAAAACGGAACTGCTGAACAATGTGGTGGGATACTTCATGCACAGGGAACCATCACCAATGATCCTGGTGCAGCCAACACTGGAACTGGCACAGGCATGGAGTAAGGACAGGTTTGCGCCAATGATCCGAGACACGAAGCCACTTTCACAATTGGTCAGGCCAGCCAGGGCCAGGGATAGTGGGAATACCATGCTGCACAAAATCTTCCCTGGTGGTCATCTGACTGCCTGTGGTGCGAATTCACCAGCTAGTCTGGCAATGCGTCCAGTCAGGTTGGTTCTGTTGGATGAGGTGGACAGATACCCGATCAGTGCGGGGACAGAAGGGGATCCTGTGAACCTGGCAAAGAAAAGGATGACCACCTTCTGGAACAGGAAGTGCATGATGGTTTCGACACCTACCATCAGGGGTGGATCCCGAATTGAAAAGCAGTATGAAGTAAGTGACAGAAGGATTTACAAGGTGCGCTGTCCAAAGTGCAAAGGTCACAGCCAGCTTCTGTGGGGTGACATACAGATTGATTTCGATGAAGTATGGAATGAATCCGAAGCCAGGAATGAAAGGGTGCCAGTAAATGCTGAATGGAAGTGTGGGAAATGCGAAGAAAGGATCCCGCATTCAGAAAAGGCTGGAATGGTAAGGAATGGATTCTGGGAAAAGACAGGGGAACCTGGGAAGATTGCTGGATTCCACCTGTCAGAACTTTATTCCCCCTGGGTGACCTGGTTGGAAACTGCGGAATCATTCATCCTGGCAAAGCGGGCCAGGGATTCAGAAATCATGAAGACATTCGTGAACACCTGCCTGGGGGAAACCTTTGTGGAAGAACACGAAAAGGCAGCAGATGAAAGTGAACTGTTTCAGCGCAGGGAGAAGTATGCTTTTGATGTGCCAGACGGGGTTCTTTTCCTGACAGCATCTGTGGATGTGCAGAAGGACAGGCTGGAATTTGAAGTGAAAGGCTGGGGGGATGAATATGAAAACTGGTCAATAATGTATGGAAAGGTGGTGGGGGACACTTCTGGGGAAACACCCTGGAAGAATCTGGACATGCAATTGCTTCGTGAATTCAAAGGACGGGAAAAGCTGTGGCAGATTTCCTGTGTGTGTGTGGATTCTGGCTATCTTCCTGATATGGTTTATAGGTTCTGCAAAGGGAAGCTTCACAGAAGGGTCATTCCGATAAAGGGATCATCTGTGGTGGGCGCACCCATCCTGGCATCCATGCCAAAGACAGCCAACAGGTATGGGGTGAAAGTCTTTTCCATTGGTGTGGATACGGCAAAGAACCTTTATTCATCCATGTTGAAAGTTGCAGAACATGGCCCAAGATTCTGCCACTTCCCAGAATATGACAGCCATAACCTGGACTTCTTTAAGCAACTGACAAGTGAAGAAAAGCGGGTTCGGTATGTGAAGGGGTTTGCAATCAGGGAGTGGGCAAAGATCAGCACTTCTTCCAGGAATGAAGCATGGGATCTGGGGGTTTATAACCTGGCAGCAGTATCCATTCTGAATCCTAACTGGACAGCACTGAAGGGACTGAATCAAAAAAAGGTTGAAAAGACAGCAGTGAAAAAGAATCCTGCTGCCTACAGAAGATTCACTGGTAAACAGGGCTTTGTAAATAAATGGCATCACTAGAACCAAGGACAATTTACGCAGGGACAAGAGTTGAATGGACATCCAATCTGGGGGACTACACCCTGGGGAATGGTTATGGGTACACCTATGACTTCAGGTCTGCAGCAGATGCCTTCAGATTTTCAGGATCACCCACAGCAGGAAACACGCTAGAAATTACACTTCTGGCAGCAACCACTGCTGCTTACACTGCAGACACTTACAACTGGTATCTGTTCGCCACCCTGGCAGGGGAAAGATACTTTGTAAGAACTGGCATCATGGTGGTGAAGCCAGACATTGTGGCTGTATCTGCCAGTGATCAAAGGACGGATGCGCAGATCAACATGGAAGCCATCATGGTTCTGATAAAGGGTGAATCTTCACAGAATGTTGCAGCCTATTCCATCAGTGGAAGAAACATCACAAAGGAATCAAAGGAATCACTGCGCAGGGAATGGCGGGCATGGAAGAACATCTGGGATGCTGAACAGGATCAGATCAATAGGGAAATGGGATGCGATAGCAGGTATCTGATAAAGGTTCACCAATACTAGACATGGGAATTTTAAAAAGACTTAAAAAGTATTTAGCCAGGAAGATCAATAAACGGGCATTCTATGAAACAGCCAACATTCAAAGGCTTGTTCAGGGATGGCTGACAGGAACTTCACACATCAATGAGATCCAGAAGGTAGACGGGCCTGTGTTGGTTGCCAGGGCCAGGGATCTTGCCAGGAACAATGATGTAGTCAGGGGGTTTCTTCTGGAAGCTGACAAGAATGTGATCGGGCCAAAAGGCATTCAGATCCAGGGAAATGTAAAAGATCCAGGTGGCAGTTCAGACGAAAGGGCCAACCAGGAAATTGAACGGGGATGGAATGACTGGTCGAAACCAGGAAACTGTGACCTGTCTGGGAAATCCAGTTTCAAGGAAATACAATCACAGATCCTGGTGAACTTCCTGCGGGACGGGGAAGCGGTGGTGAAGGAATACCAGGGTGGATCTTATGGAAAGTATGGATACCAGGTGCAGGTGCTGGATGCTGCGCAGGTAGATTACAACTACAGTGTTCCAACAAAAAGAATCAACCTGGGGATTGAATCTGATGACAGGGGAAGGCCAGTAAAGTATTACTACAACGAAACCACAACGGTTTCAGGAACAACATTTCACCAGGCACTGGATGCGAACACAATCATCCATATCTTTAAGGTGGAAAGACCAGGTCAATTGCGTGGATGCACCTGGCTTGCTTCTTCTGGATACAGACTGAAAGTCATGGACGGATGGGAAGAAGCTTCACTGGTAGGTGCCAGGGTTGCTGCATCACAGATGGGATTCTTTAAGAAGACGGATGAATCCAGCATGGGATTCCAGGGGGACGGCAAAGGTAAGGACGGAACCAATGATTCTTCTGGTTATATGGAAATGACATCTGAACCTGGTGTGTTCAGGGAACTTCCCTATGGCATGGACTTCCAGGCTTTTGATCCAAAACAGCCATCCACCACATTTCCTGAATTCAGGACTGCTGCAATGAAATCCATTGCATCTGGTCTGGGGGTATCTTTCACCACCCTGGGGAATGACCTTTCTGATGTGAATTATTCCAGTGCCAGGATAGGGCTTCTGGGTGACAGGGATTTGTGGCGGTGCATGCAGGAATTCCTTTCAACACATCTTCTGCAACGGATCTTCGACAAGTGGCTTCCAATGTTCCTGATTTCAGGGAACACACATCTTCCCATCAGTAAGGTGGAAAAGTTCAATGATGTGAAGTGGCAACCAAGGGGTTGGGCCTGGGTGGATCCACAGAAGGAATCGAAGGCAAATGAAACAGCCTGGCTATTGAGAACAAAACCACTGGCAGATTCCTGTGCGGAACAGGGGAAGAACTGGAAGGAAGTCATGGCACAAATAAAACTTGAACAGGATGAAGCTGACAGGTTAGGAATAACTTTGAAAGAAAATGAACAGCCACAGGAAACAGGAAATAGCAGACAGGCCATATCATAGATTTGGAACCATCAGGAAGATTGATGGTGTCACTGAATGCATAGTTTCTGGTGAAACGGAAATCAGGCTGCATGATGGGACAAAAACCACATACGAACTTTCATTCAGTTCAGAAGAACCCTATGAAAGATGGTTCGGAACTGAGATTCTTTCACATGGGAAAGATGCGGTCGATCTTGGAAGACTGGCATCAGGGAATGCAAATTTGTTGCACAATCACAACACTGATCAGGTCATTGGTGTCATTGAATCGGCAGAGGTAAAAGATGGCAAAGGATTTGCCACAGTGCGTTTTGGACATTCGCAACTTGCCAAAGAGATTCAGAAGGATGTCGATGATGGAATCCGAAGCAACATATCTGTTGGCTACACAGTTGACAAATATGAAGTAGAGGAAGGCCAGAAACAGGACACATACAATGTGACAAGGTGGAGTCCACTGGAAGTGTCAGTGGTAGGTGTTCCTGCGGATAGTTCAGTTGGAATTGGTAGGTGCAATGAAAATAAACCAAGCGATTATGAACCCTTTAAAAAGGAAATAAAAATGTCTAAAGAAACGGAAAAGCCATCTGTCCAGTTAGTGGACAAGACGGAAATCAGAAACAAAGCTTTTAATGAAGCCAGTGAAATACTTGCTGCAGGAAAAACTTTCAAGATGCAGGAAGAAGCAGCATCTGCAGTGCAGCGTGGAATCAGTTTGTCTAACTTCCAGAAAGAAATCCAGACTTCCTATGACAAGCGCAGTAATGAGCAGGTTGTAAAAGTTGAAGCCAGGGAATATTCTAAAAGTGAAAAGAAGGACATTTCTGGATACAGTTTTGCAAAGGTCATCAGGGAAACTGGTGAACAGCGTTTAACTGGATTGGAAGCTGAACTTCACATTGAAGGATCCAAGAATTGCAGAAATTCAGGAATCCAACCCAGGGGAACCATTGTGCCAAATGTAGTTTTGGAACAGCGGGCAACTTTGGATGATGGAACTGGTGGTGGAAACCTAGTGATTGAAGACAATCTTCAGGCACAAAGTTTCATCGAGTTACTTCGTGACAAGTTGGTTCTGGAACAAATGGGTGCCAGAATGCTGACAGGTGTTGTGGGAACAATTACGTTTCCAAGACAAGCCACTGCAATCACTGCAGAGAATGTTGCAAACACTGCAGCAATTACTGAAGCAACCACTGGAACCTTCACGCTGGATGTGGTTACGATGTCACCAAAAAGAATCGGTGGATACCAGATCTTTGGTAAAGACCTTGCTGCTCAAACCAGCATTGCCACTGAAAATCTGATTCGTGATGACCTGGCCAAAGTGTTGGCATTGAGATTGCAAAGAGATTGCCTTTATGGAACTGGCGCTGCCAATGACATTGAAGGAATTGCAAACATCTTAGGTTCTGGATCTGCAAATGCACAATTGGAATCAGAAGCACAGATCATTGCAACTGGTGCTGGTGGTGGTGCTGCAGGTGCAGTTCCAACTTACAGCCATTTGACGGAACTGGAAAACCTGGTTTCGATTGCAAATGCTGAAACTGGTGCGCTTGCATTCTTGACTGGTTCTGCTGGTCGTAAAGGACTTAGACAGGCTATTTATGGTGGCACTTCTTCTGCTCGTTATGTGTGGGAAAAGACACCAGGAATGGGTCAGGCTGAAGTCATCGGATACCCTGCCTATGTGACCAACACGATCACAAGCACTTCCAGCGTAGATGGAAGCTTTGATCAGTTGACCACAGGTGGAAGTGACACACAAATCTTTTACGGCAACTGGAACGATCTGATGATCGCACAGTATGGTGGATTGGATTTGGTTGTGGATCCGTACAAGCAGAAGGAACTGGCATTGATCGAAGTGGTTGCACACATTTATGTGGATGCAAACATCAGACACACTGGTTCATTTGCTTATGCGTTTGATGTAACACCATAAGATGATTTATTGTTGTTAAAAGAAACTAGGGAAAGGGGGATCAGATTTGTGTCTGATTCCCCTTTCCTGTCTTCAGATTTATGATTGATGTATATGCAAACAGGGCCTTTAAGTTTAACGGAATCGCAGTTCGGAAGGGCCAGGTTCTTACGGTAGAACAGGACTATTACAGGGACGCAAACAAGCGGGGCCTGGTGACAAAAAAAAGAGCCAGCATATCAGGGAAACCACCTGCAAAGGCAGCAGTGAAAGATAGCAAAAAGAAATAGATGGCCATTGATTATGCAACAGACCTGGATGCGGTAAAGACCACCAGGGACACAGGGGTGACTGTTACAATCACACCACCTGTGGCGAGTGCATACACCATCGAGGGTCACTTGAATGACCAGCAGGAAAGACAGGAAGTTGGGGACATTGGGTTTGAGGATTCGGAACCTACATTCGGGGCAAAGACGGCAGACTTCACAAGTCTGGATCATGCAGACACTTTAACAGATGCGGGTGGCACAGTTTATGCCATCCAGGATATTTTCAATACGGGGGATGGCTGGACTGAACTAAAACTACAAGATACAACATAAAGGAATAGATATGATTGATACAGGAAATACTACACTGCTGTTTCTAGGGATAGGAATGGTTTTTTTAATGTATGCAGGGGTGGCTTGCTTTAATAGTGGATTGGGTCGGCAGAAGGAAGCAATGAATGTGTGGGCCAACGGGTTGCTGATAGCAGCCATAGGAACATTGGTCTGGGGTGCTTACGGATATGCGCTGGCATTCGGTGGTGAAGGAACCTTTATCGGGGGATCCACTGGATACTTCCAGAATGGTTTAAGCGCATCTGTGACTGGTGGATTGCCAGAAGTGGGTGCTGTTGTGTTCCAGATGATGTTTGCAATTTTAACAGTCTTTATTGGATTCGGGGCCTTCCTTGGAAGGATCAAGATGGGTGCAATGGCATTGATCACAGTGCTGTGGCTGACCTTCAGCTATTGTCCAATTGCACACATGTCATGGGGTGAAGGGGGATATTTCCTTTCACATGGAGACATTGACCTGGCAGGTGGAAAGCTGGTTCACATTTCTGGTGGGATACTGGCACTTACAGGCCTTTACTTCCTGGGGAACAGGGGAAAACACAGGGATGTGTATGCCTGGAATAACAATCTGGCAATGATCGGTATGGCGCTGCTTTGGGTTGGATGGCCTTTCTTCAATGCTGTCTCTGTACTGGCTGCAAATGGCCAGGCTGCAGATGCGCTGGCTGCTTCTTTCTATGCGCCAGCAGCAGGGATCATCACCTGGCTTGGAATCAATGCAATCCTGGGACAGAAAAACAGTGTGATCGGTTTGGCTACTTCAGTGGTTGCTGCACTGGCTGCGATAACACCAGCAGCAGGTAATAGTGGATTTTTACAGGCCACAGCAATTGGATCAGTGGCTGCGTTTGCAGCATGGTTCTTCATGGATCTTCTGAATAGGAAATTGAACCTGGATGACACAGTGGATGTGATACCTGCACACTTCGTGGGTGGTGTTGTCGGTGGAATCATGGCAGCATTCGGTGAACCACAAGTGTGGCAGCAATTACAGGTGCAGATCACTTCCATTGCCATTGCAGTTGCATGGTGTGGAAGTGTTTCAGTGGCATCTTTCGGGATAGCAAAGTTGGCTTTCAAAGACATCAGGATCTGTCCCAACCTGGAAGAATCAGGTGTGGACATTGGATATCATGGAGAAAATGCGGTAAACGTTTAACCAACAACAATTATGAGTTACGAAGAAAAAACAAAGAGATTGATTAAATACACAGGCTTTTTCTTGGTTTTCGCTGCATTGCTTGTTTTTACAGGCGCAAAGGTAAACGGGCAAGAAATAGCTATTGGGTCGGAAGGCGCAGGAGAATTAACGGTTGAAACGGTGGTGAATGTAATTACCACAGAAGAATCTTTGACTGCAGCCATTGCTGAAAGTCTAAGTGAAGTTCCTGGGGTGGTAATTACCCAGGACAATCAAAAATTAAAAGGATCTGTCACTGCTACAGTGGCAAGTTCCTACATTTGGAGAGGACAAGTCATTGATAAGAACTTCTGTTTTTTCGGTGACATCCTGATTGAGTATGAAAATTTCTTTGTGGATCTTTGGGCATATCGTGCTGGTAAAGACAGGGGGGGAGAAGAAAGGCTGGGTGAAATTGATTTTACTGCTGGTTATTCTTTTTCCAATATCCCAGGAGCGCCAACCGTATCAGTCATCAGTTATCAATTCCCAGGTGGATCATCAAATTCATGGGAAGTTCAATTCGGAATTGAACAGGATATTGGCTTTGGCAGTGTGGGTTTCAATTCGTTCTTTGATACAGAAGAACAGGGATTCTACAATTCATTTGCCTACGCATATCCACTGGAATCCCTACCATTGGTAGATTCAGCGACACTTCACACTTCCCTGGGGATAGGTTCGGAAGAATACAATGAATTCTATTTCGGGGATCCAGAAGCAGGATTCAATGACTTTACCCTGGGGGTTTCTGCAGACAAGTCTTTATCCTTTGCAGACCTTTCATTTGATGCAACCTACAGTGATCCATTGGATTCAAAGCTAGTGGATCCGAGTCTGGGTTTTTCTGTTTCGGTCAGCAGATCCTTTTAATGGCATCCAAAACAAACATCAGGAATGCCTTACAGGCACTAGGGGAATCCACTGTCGGTGCTGGCAATGCCTTCATAGGGAAGTATGATGCTTTTGATGCAGCCAGCTTGTCTGCCATTCGGATTTACACTGACAATGACATCAGGTCATATACCACTGTCAATTCTACCGCATTTAGAACAGTGATTGCTGTAGTTACAAACATTGTGGAAGTATATGTCAGAAAAACCACAGCGCAGGAAATTGAAGGGACATTTGACACACTGACTGAAACTTTCTGTGCTGCAGTGGGTGCAGATAAGACACTAGGGGGTGTGGTTAAAGACTGCCAGGTGACAAACATCACATACACTATTAGTGGGGATGGATCCAAAGTTCAGGGGTTTGCTTCCATGAATGTGGAAGCTACATATTCATTCAGGGAAAATATCATTTGACCTGCTACACTTTGACTCTTTTCCTATAAATCATGGCGACATATTCTGGAAATGATGGGGTGGTGAAGATCATCAAAGACTGGGGTAGTGGTGACAATGAAACAGAAACAGTTGCTGAAGTTAGGGACTTTTCCCTGAACATAGACAGGGACATAGCCACAGCAAATATTCTGGGAAGATCACAGCCTTCCTGCCAGTTCAATAGGAATGTGGAAGGATACAAGCGCTGGTCTGGCACCATAAACTGTCATTGGGACAAAGAACTATCCACTGATTCAGGGACAGGTGTAGCAGGCAGGACGGATGAAACGGCAGCGCAGGAAGTGATGCAGGAAAGCATCGAGGATGACAGGATGCTGGATCCAACAGCTTCTGGGATCACAGGGCCAACATTCACCCTGGAACTTTACCTGGACGGCATAGCCTCAGCAGATGTGAAGGCATCAGGAACTGTTCTTCTGGAACAGACAAGTGTCAGTGTGAATTCCGAAAACCAGACGGTCACCAGGTCTTTCAACTTTGTCGGGACTGATTCAATAACTTTTTCCAGGGTACCATAATGGCAGTTTTCAAAGGAAGTGAAGGAAGGGTCAAAATAGGGGCCAACACAACAGCAGAAGTGAAGTCATTCAATGTCAGTTCCAGTCAGGAATTGATTCCTGATACTGCAATGGGTGATTCATGGGAAACGCATCTGACAGGCAGGAAGAAATGGTCTGGAAGACTGGACTGCTATTGGGACGATACTGACACCAACGGACAGGAAACAATGACCCTGGGTGCTTCAGTGGTGCTTCTTCTTTATCCTGAATATCAGGATGGTGCATCAGGTGAAGCTGAACTTACAGGAACAGCAACTATCACTGAAATTGAAGTGACGGTGAGTGCTGAAAATGCACTGGTGGAAAGATCAATCAGCTTTGAAGGAAACGGGACTTTGACTGTGGGGACAGTTTAGGAAATGAAGGATGGGAAAATTTACAGAACTTTTAAAGAAACATAAGAAAGCATTGGGGCC